CTGGTCTGCCGGGTAGTAGCTGATCAGAGTGGCTTTGCGCTTGGCCAGGATGGCCTCAAAGTCGAGGGTTTCCTCGACTTCCGGTGGCGGGAGCTGGGTCAGGTCTACATTGCTCACTGGGCGGCTCCTGTCGGAATGGGGATGGTCGCAGACTCCAACACGCCGCCATCTTTGCGCTGCCAGGTGAGCTCGATGGTGAGGGCACCATCCATACCGCCGCCCAGTACATCGACGCGGGTGATAGTGATGCGGGGTTCCCAGTTGATAAGGGCTTGTACGGTGGCAGCCATCAGGCGCAGGCGGGTGGCTTGATGCTGGGGCATGTCGATGAGGTAAAAGAGCTCGCTGCCGTAGTCACGGCGCATCACCCGCGAACCCACCGGGGTGATGAGGATGTCGCGCACCGACTGGATAATGTGGTCGGTGGCGCTGATGGCGCGGCCATTGGCGGCATTCATACCGAGCCAGTTCATACCGGGCCCCCTGATGTACCGCTGCCCGGCATGGTGTCTTTATGTTTGTGGGTAGTGACTTCTATGCCGCCGATGGTTGCGGTGGGGGCAGTAATCTTGCCCCCCGCGCTGATGGTGGTGCCAACCTTGAGCGCCTTGGTGCATTCGACCAGCGGGGTGATCAGCTTGACGGTTACCGATGCCGAGATAGTGGCGGACTTGATACCGGTGGCGTTGAGTGCCCCGGTTGCCGGGTTGTATTCGATGATGGCGCCGTCGCTGTATTCGGTACGGTCGAGATCCGGGTTGTCATCTTCGGCCAACGGTTCGGGGAACTGGTCAGCATTGAGGCGGCCGACGATATAGGCATTGCGCAGATCGCCGCTGACGGAGAGCAGGATCACCTGCTCGCCCAGGCTCAGGCGGTGGCGGGAACGGTTAGCCCCGGCCCGTTCTGTGGTATAGGGCCGCCAGTTGGTGGTGATGTCGCCGGTTTTGACTCGACACTCCCCTGAGCGCACGGCGGTGACGGTGCCAATGCGGATCAGGTTGTCGATCAGGCGCTTGAGTTCGGTTGGGGTCGGTTGCATGGGGCCATTGTTTTGGGCAATGGCGGGTAAGGCGAGGGGAGGCCAGTGTGTACGGCGCTGGCACACTGGCGGCGGTGGTGATGCTGTCAGGCGGGTTGGTTGTGCGCTAATTTAGCGGGCAGAAGAAACACAGCGTTCGCGATTGGCGTCAGTGCCTATTTGACCATCGCGCTAATGGGAATAAAGAGTAAAAACACTGTCAAACCAGAGAACATAAAATATGTCATTTTTTCGGTATCCAACCATGGCTCTTTTTCCGTGATACCTAAAAGCTAAAAAATGGTCTACATCTGGTGTGATGAAATTTGGAATAGCAGCATGTATTGCGGTTTTAGATATTTTTTCAAAGCCCAAGCCATGCTTTGGCATTTGCTTAATATCTTTCCACATCATTCCTTTTCTACGAAAGATGGCCTCTGCAAAGTTAGCCTTTCCTTCTTGGTCTAGCGTTTGTAAACAAAAGTTACCGGATTGAAGACGTTCAAGGGAAAAAATTGGCGGGTGTTCATCATAGTTAACTGATGGATCTTGCGCCGATATCTTACCGTCCGTTTTTTCTTTAGGTAACTTTATTATTCTTTTGGCCATGGATATTAACTAACGCGAGTATCGAAGTATTCTTTAAGTTCTTTTTGTGGGATAACATCAGCGAAAGCTTCATGCTTAATCCAAGGCGATTCTTCATGCGTCATATTACGAAGCTTCCAAGCGCTGAATTGCCCGAAGACATTATAAATTTCTTCAATATGAGCAATTTCTGGTTTGGTCAGGCATGTATGCGGGCTGAACTTTGGATTGTCATCAATCGAGTTGCTGCCGAAATCTTTGAATTTATGATAAAGAAAAGGTACAACGGGGCCATGCGCCCAAGCTTCAATATTATCGTCAAACAGCGGCTTATCGTACAATGCTAAATAGTAGCCTTGAGCATAATAAACGAGCTTTTGAAGCTTAAGATTGGAGATGCCATCTTCGTCGTCCCCCAACCGTATAAACAACTTCGCTACATCTAGTACATTCGCCATGTCTTGCCCTATTTATTATTATCGACCGATTCACTTTACTATTCTGCGCTACCGGCCTGCCATACCTGTCAGATACATGCCGTTACCTGCATAGTATCGCGCAGTATCGCGCAACCAATCAACCCCAATTGATGCGGAAGCCGTAGACGAAAGTACGGTCACGCATGAGTAATGCGTGACCGGTCACATTATCAGCCGATCGCTTTCGGCTGTCGGCGCAGGTGGGGTATCTGCTTGAGCCAGTCGCTGTCGCCTTGGGTGTTGGGTTGGATATGGCGGGGGCGGTCGGCCAGGATCTTGCGGGCCTGGTTCAGGGGGTTGGTGTACTAGTTGATGATGGAGTAGTAGTGGCCTGCGTCACGGTGTTCAGCGACCTCAAGCAGGGGGGAGATGCTGAGGGCGCCTCCATCATCCGGTCGGCGGCGCGCCAACACTAGGTCAGGGTAGCGATATCCGTCAGTGCAGGGGATGTCTTTTTCGGCTGGGGGCAAACACAGGGCTGCAGCCCTGTGTCGGGTTATCATGACTTCTTAGGCTCTTTGGGGGGGAGGATCAGAGTCTGATCTACCTGGTCATGGCGCAGGATCAGAGTACCTGTCGTGTTCCAGTAAGCACAGTGGGTAGTATTGCAAATAATGCGCAGGTTGGGTCTATCACCCAAACGTGACGAGGTGGTGATGGTTCTTGCGTTATCTGGCTGCGAGAGGTCTATCTTATCTTTTTTGGCATCAGCGATTCCATCTTGCAGAGAGACTATCGCCAAAATAAACAGAATGAGAAATGGCACTGCCAGTGTCACTATTCGTGCATACAACTCTGTACTTTTGTCTAATAGCTGAGTCGTTACTGGAGCTTCAGTCAAGGTGTCTTTTATTGCTTTGCTGGCTTTGTCTAAGCCCTTCAGTCGACGGAAAAATTTAGTGAAGTACTCCCTTACTTGCCTTGCATACAACAGAAAAACGAGCAGTCCCACAAAAGCAGCAAAAAGGAATATTGCATACTTAAAATTAGTTAGCGATAGGATGCCTGCTAACGAAGTAAAACCACGTAGAAGTGTGAGATCAGTTGGTTGTTGGAAGTCGTAGGGGTTTAACTGGAACTCTCCAAGATACCCAAAGTGATAGAACATTCCAATGACATAGATCGCGGCATAAATCAGCGGTAAGAACAGCAGTACACCTTGCCAGATTTGCATTGGTGAGATGCTACTTTCATAAAGTATTGGGGCATCTCCGAGCTTATTAGTCCCCTGTTCAATGGGTTGTAACCTTTCTTTTCTGTCCATTTATCCTCCTTGTGGCATAGACGGAATAGGGCATCATAGAGGTCCTTTTTTCTGCTATCAACGTCCGATGTTGTTTGAATGGGACAGTTGGGCAAGTAATAACTCCTCCAACTGCTCCACCTCCTCCGTAGTGAGTCCCAGCAGCTCCCGTGCCGGATAGCTGATCTCGCGGTCCTTGATGCGATCTTTGAGGCCGTATTGGTGAATGGTGGCGAGGCGATTGGCCGAGCCGACAAACTCGACCACGGCCTGATGCTCGGTGCTGGTTGCCTTGAGCCAGCGGGGGCTGACCAGATGCTGAAACATCTTGCGGCGGGTGGCGCCGCGTTTTTTTGCCAGCTTCCTGAGCGGCTTGCGCGGGGTCATAGGGCTGCCATCCGGCTGGATGTTGGCCCTGATCCGTTTGCTCTGACTGGCGCGCAGGCTGCGGGCCATTTCCCCCATCAGTTGCCGGCGGGCGGCCGGTGTCATGCTGGCCAGCAGAGCATCGGCCCAGCTGACCAGCCGGTTCAGGTCGTCGGTGGCCATGGCTGCGGTTCCCTGTTGATAAAGAGCTCCCAGGTGATGCCGTCATAAGGGTCTTCCGGCGGTTCTGGCAGATGCTCCCAGCCTATCCCCTGTTCGTTCTGCCATACCTTGACCCGCTCGGTCAGCTTGACGGTGATGATGAGATCCATCAGGTCGTTGGCGAGGTATTCGGCCTCGAAGGTGATGCCATCCTTGCGCAACTCGTCGTTGGTCATCAGCTCGGGCTGGTGTTGGCGCAGCCAGGCCAGCAGCGGCACCATGATCTGATCCGGGTGGCCGGCAAAGTCTTCAATACCGATGGTGAGGGGGTATTGCCACTCGAACGAGAGGGAGCGGGCGCCGGTGCTTTCGATATTGCCCGGGGCGATAAAGATGTGCAGCTTGTCCGGGTTGGTTTTGAGGTGCGGTACGCAGCGGGTCAGCACCTCACGGATCTGTTTTGGCTTTTCCATCTTCCCTTCCTTGTTGTCGTGTCTGGCAGGAGATGAGGCTATCGACCTTGGCGGCGCAACTGGCCC